TCTAACACAGGAGGTAAAAATCCTGTGTAATCAACATAAGAATCTAACACATCCCATAGTCCTGCATCAAATGGATTACCTGCTGGCACTAAAGAGTTTGCTTGATATAATACACCTTCATGATATACAATGTCATTTTCTGCATAGCGTTTTGTAGAGAACCATTCTCCTTTGTAGTTAGTATCACGTGAATATCCATATGTAAGGATGTCAGTTCTGCCGCCATTGTATATTAAATACAATCTACCATTATTGCCGACTGCTCTTACAAAAAGATTATATTCAAAATCTGCAGGATTAGTTACCTTTAATGCGATGCCAAACTTTTCATTAGCAGCAGGTGCAGAACTACAAATAATTTGATGTAATGCAAAACTTTGATCAACTAATCTTTTGTAGATGTATACTACGCCTTGATCAACATATCCTAAACTTGTGCCTTCGCTGTCTGTAGGAATAATGTTCACAAGTTCCCAATCTAAACTTTCAAAATCAATAGTGCTACTTTCATGAGTAACATCGTTTCTTGCTCTCCAAAGTGTGCCTTTTGAACTTACAATATCGCCTGCTAAGTAAGGCTGCACAGGATCTAACTGTCCTTTATATCTTGACTTAACATCAAATGCAGTAGGCGCACCCACATACATATACTGACCATCTTTTGTAATAGAAACACTACTACCAAACTCGCCGCCCGAGTGGTGTGTAGACAAAGGCTCAAGTGTTTGTTTTAATGTGTAATCTTGAGCTTCACTTGGCCTTGTATAAACATATACTTTGCCATTGTCTTTATCTGGTGTTCCTACAATAAGTGTGGTGTTATTTCCACTTGCTGCTATTGCCCTGCCAAACTTTCTACTTGCTGTTTCAGGATTATTAACAGTTTGTTTAAAACTTCTTATAATATTGCTATCATAAACACCAAAGTTTCCGTTGCCTATATTGTCAACCCAAACTCTTTTATTATCTGTTAAATCGTATTCTTTTGTGATTAAGTTTATTTCTTCTGGTGTGCTTACACGTCTGATGCATAAGATTGACACAATACCAAGAGTACTATCTTCTAAATCTATATCTGTTGATATTGCGTTATCAGTAACTATTTCTACCGAAGGATGTAACACTGTAGAATCAGTTAAAACTTCTCTATTTGGACGAATATTAGTTGCAACCCAGAATCCGTTTATTTCAGGACTAATGTTGTTTAGACCAATAAAATCTCCATCTTCTAAAGGAATAGGTCTATCAAAGTTAGCTCGAAATCCTAAATCGGTTTTTTCAATGTTTATAATACTAAACTTTGTAGTTTCGTGTTGGTAAACATTCCAAGTGTTATCTTCGTCATTAGTAATCCAAATATGGTCTCCAATGTTAACACTATCAATATCTAAAACAAGCATGTCATTAATATTTTTTGCAACAAAATCTACCTGGTCTAATGTTACATATCCAGCAGTTTTTGTATACTCATTAAGTGCTAGTTCAGTTGGAAGACTACTATGATTGTATGCTTCAGGTTGTAAATAAACATCTTTGCGTGGCAACTGATAAACTAAATCAACTCTTGTATTGTCCACTTGCTCAACAAACTCTACTAGTTGCGGTTCTATTCTAAACTTGCTTTCATCTAATACATATTCAGTTTCGTCAAAACTAGTTGTAGCACCATATCGTCCTACTCTAATAGCCCATTCTTCGTATAGTTCAACACTATCTGTATCGTTTGCTCCAAGTTTATCAAATAGTTTTGTAATACTATTTGTTGTGCCTTTATCTTGAATATAGCCTTGATAAAACTTATATTGGCTAATATCATCTTGAACAATATTAGCTAGATATTCACGTTTTTGATATCCTATTAAGTGCTGTGCTAATCGTTGTTGTTCGCTATCAAAGTTATCAGTATCTAAATCGTAAAAATCTGCAAACTGATTTGCTCTGTAATCCCAATTTGGTTTCAAACTACTTTGTGGACGTTCTGGTAATCTTGCCCAGTTTCCGTCTTGGAAAACTTCTGTGCCGCTATGAGTAAATCTAGCAGCATAATAAAACTCTTTGTATTTTACAAGTTCTCCTGTTTTATAATCTTTATAACTTTCCCAGTCTGTGACTTCAGCTTGGTCGTAAACAAATCCTGGAATATTTAGATTACCATTCCAGTCGTCGGTTCTATAACCTACCACTTTCATGCGTTCTTGTCTATAACCTGTCTCAGGAGCATATATAGTGTCATTAAAAACAGTTGTGTTATCTATTAACACTAAATGTTCTTTTTGTATCAATGGTAGTTTTAAAAGATAGATTCCTTCTTCACTAGTTAGATTGAATGTGTTAGTTGAATCTCTAAAAATATTACTAATAGATTTTTTAATAATACTATTGTTTTCATTCAGCACAGCAAATCTATACAAGTTATCATATATATCATCAACTACATAATAATCACGTTCAAACACAGCTCTATTTGCACTAGGACTTAAACTAATCAAACTTGTTACTGACCAGTTTTGCGTAGTCCAAAACAAAAACTCTTTAGCAGACAAATTCCAGTTTTCAAGTGCCTCTGTCTGTTTGTTAAAATAATCAAACTGAAATCCTAAGTTTTTTAGATAAGCCTGATATCCTAAAATAAAGTCAACCACAGATTGTGCATCGCTTAGTACAGTACCATAATCTAAAATAGATTTAGTTTTGAAAAAGTTTTTTCTAAAATATGCACCAGCACCTCCAGTCTCTGGTAAACTCGGTAATGGAGTATAAAAACTTAAATCAAAATTTTCAGTTGTTGTATGAGTAACATTTACTCTATAAAACTTTTGTTCATTTCGTATGATTTTTCCAGCAATATATTGTTTATTAGCATCCCAGTTAATAAAACTTTCGCTGATGCCACCAACATTTACAAAAGGATCACTTGCTATTTCTTGTGGAGCATAATAACAAAAATAAGGTGTTTCTTTATCGTATCCTGATATTTTAAAACCGTTGCTAACTTTTTCTATTATAACTCCGCTATATGTTACAATCTCTAAAGGTGAAGATTGTCTATAAACAATATCATAGTTTTCAGGCGGTATAAACACGTTGCCTTGATTCAACGGAGACTTGCTATCTAAAACAAGTTTTAGTTTATCTTTATCAGCAAATCCACCAACTTTAAATCCTAACTTGTTTGTGATACGTTTAACATTATCTGTGTAAGTTTCATACTGGAACTCAGTATTACTGTTTATGTATTCAGAAATATAGTTTACTAATCCGCCAGTAACCGCAAAATCTATTTTTGGAAATACTAGACTAGCAGTATTGATTCTTTTATTTGTTGAAGAATATACAATGTTACCTGCAATACATCTTGACATTCTGGCTCTGTCAAATCCTACGCCCATTGTGTGTGCAGGTCTAGTAATGATACTTGCTATCATTAGAGAGAAAGGATAAGCACTACTACGTCTCCATGCTGTTTCGGTTGGAGCTTCGTCGCCAAACTTGAATGTATTAGCTCGTTGTCTTGCAAAACTAAAATTGTTTACATATCCGCTATCCAAAGGCGAAAGTAGTTGTCCACTTGAATCTACAGGAATGTGAGATAATAGGTTGTGTCTAATGTATTTTTTATTAATACTAACTGGTTGGTCAGGATTACGTATTGTTCCGTTTTGTAAATCAGTCCACAGAAGTAAGTTATCTCTTGTATAAGGAGCAGGTCCGTATTGCGATTCCCACCAACTAGGCTTTACACTAAACCCTAACATCTCCCATGGATGTGTATGAGGCCTATCAGTGTCATATGCCTGTTTGTAAATTCCCCTCCAAAATCCTGGTACGTCATCGCCTCTAACATTTTTACTACCTCTATAGTTATATGTAAAAGGCTCGTCTTGTTCTACAAAACTATTTTCTGTATAATCAAAAACTTTTGCAACTTGTATCCAGTCTTGGAAATCTTTAATCATAATTTGATCTAAAGTTTGTTTAGTTATTTGTGTGTTTCTATCAATACCACCTACAATATCATGTATATCAAACAAATCAGTGTCATATTCTGTTTTCAAGTTGTTGTAGATTCTTTTTTCAATTTCTAATATCAAATCATCACGGTAGTCATCGAACGCTACAATAATACTACCATCATGTCCTCGAAGAACATTAACTGTTTCTTTATAAGTGTTATCTGCAAACTTCTCAGGAATATATGACGGATACATGCCTATTTTTGTAGGCGTTGGCGGTATAAAACTGCCTTCTGTGTTATCATATTCATGAATAACAAGTATATCTCCATCAGTCAGTGTTGCTGAAATATCAACAAAACCTGTACCTGTAAATGTATAATCTAAACCATGTACTAACTGATTGTCATTTAGATAAACTGTCAATGCTTTATTGCTTATTGTAGTTTTATCAAATATAGCAGATAACGCATACGTTGTGACACGAAAATCTAGTATTTCGTATTCTATTTTTTTGCTTCCGCCTGTGCCTGCCATGTCAGTGCTATAAAAAGGCATAGATTCGTTTTTCATAGAATGCATTGTGTTTAATATTTGATCTACATGATCTTTTACATTTCCGCTGAAGCTAGAATCTGTTGCAGTTTGAATAAACTGTCTTTTAAACTTTTGATATTCAGTTGACGCATATCTTAATGCTGAAACAATATTTGCATTTTTTGTTGTTAAATGATATAGTGGTAAATTTAATGGTCCGCTATGCTGTACAAACTTTCTACCATACTGTTGTACAAGTCCTAAATCTCTTAGATTAGATGAACCAGGATGAATACCAGTAAAGTTTTCTAGTTCTGAAACTAGTCCTTGCACATGATCATTAACTTCGCCTAAAGTAAACTTAGTTAGATTATTGTTGCTTGGATTACGTTCAAAATTGTGTGGTATTTCGTAATATCCATTGTCATTTTTATCTGCATTGCTTCTAGTTTTCACAACTACAATATCGTCAAAATCTATATCATTATCAAGAACGATTGTCTTTACATTATTAATGTTTTCAAATCTATATCCTTCTGGTGCTATATATTCATTGTTTACATAAACTCTTACAATCAAGTCAGTCAAAAGACTGCTGTTATTGTATACATCAATAGGAAATCCATTACTAATATCTTCGCCTATATATTTCCTTACAACATATTGATGACTTTTTTCATTTGCTTTTTTCCAACCATTTACATATGTGATTCCAGTTTTAGTATTTTTTTGCAAATATTGTACATCACTAGATAAATTTTGAAATACATTGTTTACTTTATATTGATATGTTTTGTTTAACAAATCAAAATCAAAAACTATATCACCGATGTTAACAATGTTCTGATAGGTAATAGGAAATCCAAGTTCGGTGTCGTTCGTTCCTTCTCCAACCCTGTATGAGAAAATACTATTTCCAGTAAAGTCTGTGCTATCATACACAGTCTGATCACTTAAACTATTTCCTGAGGTATCAAATAAATCAAACTTAGGTGCTTGATTGATAGCAGTTTTATTTTGTGCTGATTTCCATTCTGTTCCATCATACCAAAACATTTGTCCTGCATTTTTTGTGCCTGTTTTTACAAGCACTGTTTCATTTAACACTGGCGTAGTATCATCTGTTTCAACAAGACTTATCTGATCTCTGTTATTATGCCTAATAAACTTAGCTTCGTATATTTTGCCATTTACTAAACTATCTGGATCTGCTGTAAACAATATTCTCATACCGTTAACAACATCTACACCATCAATGTTATAACCTATACTGCCTTCAATATTACTAAACACATCTGTTGTAAATGTATCAACAACATCAACATTAAGTTTTGCTGTTAAACCGTGATTATATAATCTTAAACCTGCTTCAAATTCAATAATAGGTCTTTTAGCCCTAGCAGTTTGATCTAACTCTACAGGTTGATTGTTGATTTCTGCACTTTTTTCTATAACATTTTTGTGCGTCCATCTGTTATAACGTGCCCATGCGTTTCTACTTGAATCTTTTCTGTTAATACAAATATAATCTTTGGTGCCTGCAAAACTTCTTGCATCACTGAAAGGAACACGATCAAATCCGTTTGAATCAAATGGAACTTGTGTGTCGCTTGTAAAAATAGCAGGCACCGCTAGGTCACTAACCGCAACAAGTTCAATGCTATCTCCTACGCCTTCTACGTAGTACAACCCATCAGCATAAGTTTCAGGAGTAACTGTACCCTGAAAATAAATTTTCATTCCGTTTGATAAGTCCCAACCTTCAACTGTACGATAAGTTTTTTTACCAATAATTTCTTCTGTTACATTTATTTCAGTAGCTTCGTCAATGTCGTATATTCTAAAAATACCGCTATTGTTAATATCTGTTTGACTAATATAATAAAGTATATCAGGTGCATCCGAAGGCACAGTAAAAGTTAAGACACCATTTTCAATAAAGTTGTCATCTAAATAATCTGCCCTATTCACAAGTGTATCATCTGTATTTGCATGTTGAAGTTCAACACCTCTAGTGTATATTACATCAAGCAACTCACTGTCTTCGCCATATACAACTTCTCTACTACGACTTGTGGCAAAACTAATAGGTTGTCCAATAGTGTTTACTTCAAAATAATAGGTTTGCCCTCTATATAGTTTTATCGTTTTATTTGGTGTTAGTCCATTTATTAGATAATATTGATCTCCACCACTTGTTTGTAAATCTATTGTATATGTGCTAGTAACTTGTATTCCTTGACCTTTTACAGGTATCTCTTGTGGTCCATTTGGCAGCCAATAATATTCTCTAAAGTTAGTAAACTTATCAAAATCTATATGCGGATTCCATGCATAAAACTCTTGTCCAAAAAGTTTATCATGATTTGTAGTATTGCCTCCAAAAGCGTTTATTTGACCTAAAACATCTAAGTAATCTGCATCAAATATTGTGTTATCTAAATCGTCATTAATAATAGCAAACGGTTCAAGTTGATAGTTTTCTCTTTCTTTAGATACATCAGAAATATAGCTGTCATCAACTGTAACTGCTTTTGCTTCTCTACTGCCAACAAATCCATTTATTTTTTCAACAACTCCAGGATTTACAAGCTGATCTAATGTACTACTAATGAACTTTTTATTTGTATCAGTTCTAAAATATCTAGGCAGTAATGCTGCGGATGTTCTTTTTATTTTGCCGCTGCCTGGAACAGGATATTCGTTTTGTTCGTCGTTATATGCCATTAGTAACTACTTCCTCCTGAACCGCTGCTACTGCTACTGCTGCTACTACCACTATCTGTGACATATGTAGTCGTTGACGTCGAAGTACTTTGTACTCCTGTATTTGCCACATTTTCACTTGTTACAACATTTCCAGATGCTTTAAGTCTAGCTGCTGTAATACTATCTATCACTTCAACATCACTGACTTGAGCACTGCTGATTAATATTTCATCATTTTCACTTTTTATTTCATATAGGCTACCAAAACTTTGAGTTTCGCTTTTTGGTACAAGAACTATACTACTAATATCAGGTGCAACTTGTTTCATAATATAAGCTGCAAGTTCACTGAAATAAAATGTTTCACCAAAGTCCCAGTTTTCTAACGCAAAAAACTCGTTTATACTGTCAATAAGTCTTGATTTAATATCATTATCATTTACAACTCTATTTGGATTTTTAACAATCTTAAATGTAGCTTGTAAGTCGTTATCTGCATAAGAACCAAATAATGGTTTATATTTTACTGGATGATATATAATTTCATCACTGATTGATTTTATTTTTTTAATATCTTGTCCATAATCTAAAAATAACGCATCGCTACTTGGAGGAAGTGGTTTTGTTGTTATGTCGCCACGTAACCATTTCCTATATTCAATATCATAAGTTTTCGTTAACAAATACAAATCTATAATATTACTGCTGCTTGGATCTATACGTCTGTTTTCTGCTGCTGCATGTCTATAATCAAATCTTAACTTATCTCTACCTTTATACGCACGATAATCAATATTAAGCACTAATGCAGTTTTTGCTGTGTTTAATGTTTTAAAAACATTTGTACTGCTAATATAAAATACAGTACTAGCATCATAAGAACTATAAGCACCTATAGCTGCTTCTGTGGTTTTTACTACAATATTTTCTGCATCTGCATCTACATATTCAAATGTTGTTGTATTGCTACGTGTAAACTTTTTTGCAAATATATATTTGGTATCTGGCAAATAATCTGGAGCAACAATCTGTGTAAACAAATCTGGATCATCTATAACTCCATCGTTGTCTGCATCGGTAAAACCTATTTCAAGTTTTTTACTATCTACATATCCTTCGCTAGTTCTGTATGAGGAAACAACTTGCCATTGCCAATCTTTTTGGAACGGTGTTAATGCATCAGGTTTGTTATTGTTACTTAAGACACCAATAGTATCAGTTACAATTTTACCAGTTTTGCTATCATATATTCTATCGTTGCCGTCAAAATAAAATCTTATTTGTTGATCGCTTTCAAAAACATATCTTACAGCGCGGTATGACACTGTGTATGTTTCACCATCTGTTTCAAATAAGAATATCCAACTTGCATCTTGATTAGTACCTGTGGCATCTCCAGTTTTAGCTGTGTCAAATGTGCTTGTCTTATCAAGATTAGATGCAAGAATAACCTTCCAGTTATTTGTTTCAACATCATATCGTAAACCAAATGTTCTAAATGCAAAAACTTGATCTACCATTTGTGATAATGTATCACTTACAATGTCGTTATTTAAAACTGGAATGATTTCTACTAACTGAGCTGTGCTCGGAATATTATCATTAAACACAACAGGTCCAAAACTACTATCTACTTGTGCTGTTGTACCATCTTCAAATATGCTTACTACTTTTGTCCAAATATATTCTTTTGAACCTATGTGGTCTGCTGCACCAGCCATTAATGTTCCGTCTTCCATAAAATGAAAACCTTCTGGTGGCACAAACTTAACAAGTGCTCCTTGTTTCATAAAACGTAAAGCAGTTGCAGTAAAACTACCTAGTGCTAATGGAATGTCAAACTGATCCTGTAAAATACCTGTGCTTTGGTTTGTATCATTAGTTGTTGCCGACCATGTATAGTTTAGATCTTCAACACTTGTATTTCTATCAAAATTTGAATAATAAAAGTTTTTTGTTTGATTATCTTTAATAATATCAATAATACGATTATTGATAACTGCTTCAATGTCTGTTTTTGTAGTAAAGTTAAAACTAAACTTGCCTGTTAAATCTTCTGTATAGACACTACCGTCATCTCCAAACATCAATGTGTTACTGTATTTTCCAGTTGCATCACGTAAATCATAATAACGACTTATACCACTGCTAGTTCTGTTTATACTTTTTACTTTAATAATTTGTTGATTTACACCAAGCGGTCCAATGTTATAATCTTCGCCTGTTATTAGTCTATTTTGGGTATAATATGTGCTAGGTGCATTAGATTGAATGCTTTCGTTTGATTCAGCAGCGTCTGCATTCGAAACTACGTTAGTAAGTTCTAAAACTAGGTTCAGTGTTTCAAGGGTATTATTCTTGCTGATATAAGGAATAGCAATTTGTATACCTTGTAAATCTGCTGGATTTATTCTGTATTGTTGATTAGCACTAGTTCTGTAATATACTTTAAAATCGCCTTTTGGTAGTGATCCAAATGTACCGTCACTAAAAATCAAACTAATACGATCATTTACCCTACTAAGAACACTGTAAATATCTGTAACACCTTTGCTTACATTATTATATACAATGTTGTTGCCTTCAACAGCACTTACTTGTGTCCATAGTGCTTCTTCGTTGCCGTTACTGTCAAGTTTATATAACCATACATCACTATTGTTTATGTTATCGCTATCTATGTTTACAGTAGTGTTAGGCACAGGATTAGCTACAGTAAATGTGTTATTTTGTAATGTGCCTTGTCTAAAATGAAAGAAAAATCCGCTGTTTGCACTACCAGCGCCTTGACCATTGTCTCTATAAACAAAAGATATTTTATTACCAGGATATGGTTCTTCTTCATATAATGTGTTATTTTCAATATCTATACCTGTGCTAACAATCTCAAACTTTCTTGATTTATCATCAATGCTTTTTGTAAAAGTATACAATGGTATATCAGTATTGTTTGCATTAAATCTGTATTGTTCTGTGCTTACACCATCAACATTTGTTTTCTTCACAGGACGTCCAAATATATTATTTGCAGGAAGTGCTGCATTCATAACTTTTATAAACTGTTCATACCAATCTGTGTTTGTTGCATCATTCCAAATAACAGTTTGGTTGCTAAGATTATTGTTATTTGCATCAATGACATCTTCAGTGGTGCTAATACTTTCTATTTTAAGTAGTCCGTTTGCTGCAATGTTTCTGTTTGCATTGTAGCTAATTAATCGTGCTAAACGGAGAATACTTTCTCTACGTTCAGCAGTCTCAATATAGTTTTCTCTTGCATTTAGGTCTGTACGGAAAGCAAGGTTTTGACCTAAAAATGCAATCAAATCTATAAGTGCAAGATACTCACTTGATTCAATATAATCGTTAAAATCTTCAGGATAGTTTTCTCTTATGTATGTAATCATTGTTCTACGTAGATTGTCAAAGTCATAACTTTGGAAATCTGCGTATCTAAAACTTTGATAGATTGTCTTCCAGTCTTCTGCTAATAGAAGTCTATTCTGCCTATCTGTTGTTGACATATGCCGTACCTCGCTTTATAGTATATTTACCTGATGTAATAAAGTGCGTATTTAAATTAAACCGTTGGTTTGATCAAACTTGATACGCATAGTTTCGGTAATGCTGTACGGCAAATAAGTTAGTGTGCAATCTATTTGTATTCCGCTTTCGTAAGTGTCAACTGTAACACTGTCAACATTCACTCTTGGATCATAGTTTATGATTTCACTAACATCTTCAATGATAAGTTGTTTTAAATCATCTGTAAATGGTTCAAACAATATATCCCAAATAATAGTTCCAAACTCAGGATTCTCAAGTTTTTCACCTTGACGAATATGGAAATGATTAATAATATCTTGTTTAATAATCTGCAAATCAAATAAGTTCACAGTTTTTGGATTAGCAACAGTGCTGAAACCGCGATACTGCTTTGTCCTAACAGGAGGTTCTTCTATACCGTTAGAAACACTAATATTTTTATAAAGTTGTTTTTCATTTGCAGCCATAATGTATTTATTCCGTCAAACTTTCACGCAGTTGTGCTCTGTATACCATTTCTTCAACTGGAATAAGCACACCATTTACAACTTGTCTTGTGTTATCTACATCACCTTTAACTTCACAGTTTAAACTAAAAGTTGCATCTGATTTTTTAACAAGTTTTGTATCAAACTCTCTAGCACATAATCTGCATTGGCTTGCTACATCTCCAAATATTGTGTTTCCAGTCGTTCCGTAAGTTTTTTTATCTAATCTATCTGCAATACCTGCTATTGTGTTTAACTGCCCTGCTGGATTATCTTGGAACACAATATTTTTTGCTATTTCACGTCCTTGTCTTGCATTTAGTTTACCTGACTTTGTAAGTTTACCAACAAGATTAGCACCAACACTTACTGCTGTACCTGCTAATATGCCTTTAAGTTCAGGCGGCATATTATTCAATGCACCAGATAGATTATTTGTAAAATCTCCTATGCCTTTACCAAGTTGTTCAAATATAGGTCCAACACCCGGAATACCAGATAATGCTGTACCTAATCCTTGTGCTAGTTGTCCTGCCATACTTCCAAATGCACCAGCTACGCTATTCAATGCCCCACCTAATGCTCCGCTAATACTAGCTAATGCTCCTCCTAATGCTCCTGTTAATCCTGTTGTGCTTAACAAGTTTTGCATAGCACTTGGCAAGTTTCCTAGTAAACCTGCGACACCTTGCCCTAAGATACTACTCAGTCCGCCTTGTAATCCTTGTAAAAAACTATCTTTCATGAGTTCAACTGTATCAGTATTTGCATCTATGATAAATGTTCTTTTTTCTGCTGGATTATTAGCATTTATTGTGCCTGCATATGTATCAGTTGTAACAGTTCTTCCACTTGGTGGTAATCCTCGTCTACGATTCCACATTTCTGCTGTGTTACCACCTGCTAAAGTATCAGGATCTACCCAGCCTGCATTTTGTACAAACGCTGCTGGATTAGGTACACCTGCTATGTTACCTGCTGCTAACGCTAGTCCTCTATCAAGTTGATTAAAGACACCACCAAACTGATTTTGAACTGCACCTGTAAGTGCTGCTGATATGCCTCCTTGTATTGCACCTGATATTGTACCACTATTGATACCTCCAGATATAGCACCAACTGTTGCTATTGTAGGAAGTGGAAATCTACTATCAAGTTGATTTATGCCTTGATTAGCTCTTGCAATGCTTTCTCTTATAACTGGCGAAGCTAGTGCGCCATTTTTAACTGCAAACATCAATCATCCTCCGGTGTTAGTTCATTCATAGGTGTTCTGTCTGTGTGTACAGGACGTTCGTCCATGTGAATATCTTGGCTTTCTGTATCAACAGCCGTTGTATTTTCTGGTGCTGATGCAAGTGGATTCCAGTTTTCATGTCCTTGCCATGGTTCGTGTTGTGGTACACGCTGTGGGAAAAATGCTTTTATTGGTAACACTGCTTCACCTGCTTCTGCTCCTTGTTCAATACAATTTGCTTCCGATGCAGTGGATGCACTTGTAGCAACTGGACCGTTCATATCAATACGATCAGCAGTTTCTTTGTGATGACTAGATTTTATGTTACTTGTGCCAGATGCAGTCATATTATATTGTCCACCAACTTTAAAATTTTGATCTCCGCTAGATGTAAGAGCGATATCTGATCCAGCATTATAATGCTGATGTCCACCAGTTGTTATTCTAAAATCATCGGTTACACAAAGATGTTGATAACCATTTACTGTGGTTTCCATATTACCATTGGTAAAGCCAGATACTCCAGCTACCCCATTATAGGACAATCTTTCTAATGCTAAAATACTGATATCATTTTTTGCTGTTTCAAATAAATCTCTTGTAACTAAAACATGCTTATCATTTAACACAGTTGTTTTCATATCATTTGTAACTGTTTCGTCTAAGTTGTTCTTAAACTTGATGTTTCCATTGCGTCCAACTAATAGTTGATAATCTTGTGCTGCACTAATATTAAGGTTGTAGTTTACCATCATATTGATGTTTCTACCAGCTTCAAAGTTTATATCTCTGTCAGCAACAAAGTTAAAATCTGTTTCAGTATGAAAACTTATGCTATCTTTTGCATACACATCAAGTTTGCCATTACTTGACATTTCTAACCAGCAAGTGCCTCTGCTGTTATTAATATAAATCAAGTCTTCGCTAGTGTTTACAAGTATTTGAGCGCCTGTTCTTGTTCGCAACCTAATAAGTTCGTTGGCAGGACGAGTGACATCACCGCCGCTTTCGCTTGCTTCCTTATTAATGTATTCATAAGGAGTATCTTCTGGCGATCCTTTACGTAAAAGTTTATCATCACCGTCATCTATTACAAAACTACTACTGCCTAGCCTTGAAATATGCATGGTTGCTTGACTTTCTTTGATGCCAACCTTGCCTTGCGGTGAACCTCCACGTTTATCTAAAGGACCTGGTGTGCTTATTCCAAATACTGCACTAGGAAACTCACGTTGAGCACTACTGGTTGTGACGCCTCGTATATCATCTTCGATAAGTCCTTGTTCTTGTAGTTGTGTGATAAAGTCTTCATTAACAGGACGTTTGTATTTTACTGTGTTGTTTGTTTGTAACTTGGTTATTTTTTTATTATATTCAGCAACAGGTAGTTTTTTACCTTTTAACTCTTTGGGAATCTGACCACTTGTTTGTTCTGTTGCAGGTTGGCCGCCTGGAACCATAAATGTCATACCTCTTTCCGGTACACAAGCAAACCAATAACCGAAATCTCTACTACCTTCAACAAATGTACAAAGAACAAGTGTGCCTGGATCAGGTGGCACTGCCCAAAATCCATAACTTTTTTGTGTATCAGAGTATTTGTCGTTCTTTCCGATATGTTGAGCACCAGTAACTCCATAAAAAGGACTTGCATAATACACTATTGCAGTTTGTCCTAGTGTTTCGCCTATACCTCCTGCTTCACTTATCTTCAAAAGTTCAACTTCTAATCCACCAAGATACAAAGGATCAGCATGTTTTAACACACGAGCAAGGTATGGACCAATTTTTACATCAGATTGTCCATCATCTACTGATCTAGTTTGTTCTGCTTTTACTTGTTTGTTACTCATTAGTATTCAAATCCTGTGTTCAACTGTTCTTGTACACCGGCATCTTTAACTTTTATTGCCTGGTTTGTTGTACCAGCGTTATTTGTATCCTCTGGTTGTCCTCTTCTTCTTAATAAAGTTAGTTCTTGTGTGAAAGTTCCACCAGTAAATCTATTTTCAATAGCAACAACTTTATATAATCCACTAAACTGTGATACAGGAACAGTATCTTCAGGATAAATCATGCCGCCAGTTTCTGGATTGTAGTCAATAGGTGTTCTAAAATTAAGTATAATATCACATTCACTACGTTGATATTCTATTTGTCCAGAAGCAGTTTCGTTTAAACTGTCTGGCTGGTCTGTCCAGTTACCCATACCTGTATCAACAATAAAGTAAGGATCACCAAATATTTGTAGTTTTACTTCAACTAGGTCAACACTTCCACTGCCAAGTATTTGATCATGAAACTTTTTAGCCCATCTTGTCTTACTAGTATCAATACCTGCACCACCGCCACCTTGTAAACTAGTGCTATTCACAAATATTTGTGTAGGCAATCCTGTGCTGCTGTTAGATCCTGAACGCTGAGTGTTCATTCCAAGTTGTTCTGGTTTAGTTTGCAATAAGTTTTGTTGTGTTCCGCCAGTTTTAGCATCTATACTGCCTTGACCCATATCAGGTTGTAAGAACTGGAAGAAACTTGCTTTGAAGTTGATATCAAACTTGATAATATCTGTGTTTTCGCCGCTGTATATGTAACTATATTCTTTGATTGCATTGGTACGTAAACCATTATAGGACAAACCTGGATCACCTGGACGTTGGAAATGACTAGAGTGTACCATGTACTCTACAACTTTATAATGACTTACTTGTGCATCGCTACCAAATACGTTTTCTTGTGTAGGATTAGGTTTTAGATAAGTTTCTGCATCAATACGGAACCAAGGTACCATTCCGTTTTCGTCTGGTGCTCGTTCTTTTAGGTTTTTACCCCAATCACTAACCAAAATTACATCTTCGATAATCTTTATCATGCTTGTGCCACTACTATAAGAAAATACACGTTCGTCATTACTTACTGTATTTTTTGCTCTTGTCATAACTTTGTTTTTCTTATCATATACTTGACCAGTTTCAGGCATAGGCACTTGACCTTGTTCTGTAAAGTCATTAATAACTTTACTTCTTCCTATTGCGTTTAAACTTCCAGGATCTTGTGCAATACGAGACAGCTGATCACCAATAGGACTTTTTGTTAATATTTGTCCTGTGATCATGCTCAAGAATCCTTCAAAGTTTTGTGGTGCTTGTGCTCCTAAGAAACCACTTATGCTTTCAAATAGGCCTTGTACATTACCACTCTTAAAATTTTGTAAAAGTCCACCTAAACTTTTATCTAAACCTCCAACTAGGCCGCCTAAGGTTCCAGTGAAACTATCTTTTAAACTGTTTCCATTAGCAAGTCCGCTGATGACACCGCCTGCAACACCTGCAAGCACTGCTCCAAAGATACCACTTCCGCCTTTGCTGCTCGAACCACGTGATCTTGTGGTTGCGCCTTGGTCGGTATTAGTAGGTTTGCGTGGAGGATTAACACTACTTGCAATATCTTGAGGAAATGTTATAACAACTTCGTTGGCTTCTACTACTTGTCCTGCTTTTCTTAGTTCTTCAAAGTGTCCATTAATGATTGTACATAATCCTTGCTCGCCACTTTGTAAAAGTTTTTGCAAAGTATTACCTTTTAATGCAACATCTACAGGAATAGCAGTTTTATCATCAAGATATGCTTGTTCATTCCAAGGTAATGCTTCAACTTCGTAACTAGTGCCTCCTTGGTCGACATCAAAAGTTACATTTGTAAGTTTTATTGGAATATCTCTGCGTAAATTTTGTCCACTTTCTGTTACAATAATATCTCCATCGTCATCATATCCAATAAACTCAACAGAAAGCATAAAAGGAGCATTTGCATAGTTTTGATATCCACTTAAGGTAGCTGCTATTTGCAAAGTTTGCAAAAATAAGCCCATGCTATAAGGTTCATAAACATTAAATGTAACAAACGTTGCGTTTGTGCTTCTTGATTTTGTATTTGGCACACATAATGCTTCAATGTTAACATTATCAATGAAATATTCTAACTTTCCTCCAATAATGTCTTCGTATTCAGTTGTAACTTTATTTTGACCTGCTCCTCCACCGCTTCTAAAAATAATATTTTGTGGTTGAGAAGCTCTGTATGTTTCATCAGGAACAGCTATTTCGTCCCTTGTCAAACATGACATGGTGAAAATACTGTTAAAACTAGCAAACTGATGTAAACTGTTCCTTTTGATTGCCATTTATAAGCCTAGTCCTGGTTTAAGTGCTGATTTCTTTGGCAAATATATTTTTGTCCCTGCAATAAAATCAAACACAGGATCTTTTATAATATCCATGTTCCGTTGTGCAAACACCCACCATAGTTTTGGTGTATCGTATAAGTCGTAAGCCAGCAAATCTGGTCTAAAAGAATACTGCGGCTCTATTGTATATAATATATCATCGTCTTCTGCTGCTACAGGTCTGATTGCTAATATACCTAGCTCTCCTGTTTCAGAATACTTTGTGTTACCCCAAGGACTTGATTTTCCGTATTGTGCCATTAGATAAATCCTTTTTGTGCTTCATTACCGAGTATAAAGTTGTCCATATTAAACTCTGCAACCCTTGCTCTGCTGTATGTTGGTTTGACTTGTATGCTTAACAAACTATTAGTAGGTACCATTTGATAAGTTGAGCTGTATTCTCCAAACTTACCTGTGTTTACTTTAAGATAATCAACATTATTAGATAAATCAAAGCTAAAGTTTGTTACAACTACAGGAACATTTGGTAAAACATAGTCTCCGTAACCAGATAGTTTAACTAAAGGAGGAGGCGAACCTTTTTCTGCACTTTCACCATAAAACATTTTTGTTAAACTTCTAAAAAAGTGTACAGCAGCTACCCAATACATGCCATCTGTCTCTGATTGTACAGGAAAGTTACCAGCAATACTCATATCTTCTACTTGGCTTTGCATATATTGCGGAAAGGGATAATTACTATGTATAGGAGCTAATGTATCGTAGTTTGCAGAGCTCACTAACTGTATTTGAGGAGTTACAGGAAACACACAATACCAATCTGTCATTTGTAAAGGTTCAAGTATCGGACTTGATCTAAAGGTTGATAGGCTTGGAACTTTTATTTTTACACGCCAATCAGGCACAAAATCATCAGTTGGAGCAAACCTAGCAGTTGTTGCAGATTGCTTTGTAGGTTCTGCACCAGCAGGTAACCGAGACGATCGTATTTCTTTACCAACTTTTTTTGTGTTAGTAAAGAAAGGTTGTGTTAAATTTTGTGTACCTGTTGTATTAGGCACAGACTGTTGTGAGTTGTTGTGTGACATAGTATACTCCTACATACTATTTAGTTGACAAAATAAACTACGTGTATTATATTAGTTAAAAGGAACCGACAAATATGGCAAGAAAAGTTAACTATCTCAACAACAAAGACATGTTATTAGAGATACATAAATCAAAAAATACATTTTGTAGTTTTGTAGCACCAGAATATGCAGATTATGATATTATTTTACCAGAAGTAGAAAAAATTAACATTAGAACAGTTGCAGAAGCAAAGAGAAATAAAGCAAAAAAGCAAGGAACTAGAGCTTACGAAGCTGCCAAAGCAGAAGGTAAGAAGGTTAAAATGGCTGAGTTTGAAGTAGACTATAGGACTATTGAAAAAACAGACCTAGTTTTCCGTGTAATGACTTTTGATCATGTTCCAGATGAGCCAGGACGTAAGAAAAATCCTAAAACAGTTGCAGATGAGAAAACAAAACTAAACTTTCCTCCGTTTCAACACTACAAGTTTGACGACAACGATAATCTAGTTTGTGTAGGAAAGTCACACTGGGAAGGTGGTATGGAAAATGGTTATTTTAACAAAGGACACGGACAAGCAACAAATAAACTTGCAAGTATGTGGATGAAACTATGCGATCGTTACGCTACACGTGGTAATGTACGTGGATACACCTACAATGATGAAATGCGTGGACAGGCAATCTTACAACTTGCACAGATTGGCTTACAGTTTGACGAATCAAAGTCGCAAAACCCGTTTGCATATTACACAGCAGCAGTTACAAACAGTTTTGTGCGTGTGATTAACATAGAAAAGCGTAATCAAAACATTAGAGACGATATTCTTGAAATGAATAACATGGATCCATCGCACACAAGGCAACATGCCGGCGAATGGGAAGCTGCACAACGTAGAGAAGGCCTAAATAAAGGTTGATTTATCCTATTTTCTGCTTTATACTGTAAACGAAGTGGAGTATTCTATTGTTTAAAAAGGCAGCAGTATTTACTGACATACATTTAGGTATGAAAGGCAACTCACGTGTCCATAATCAGGACTGTGAGGACTACATCGATTGGTATATTGACACAGCAAAGAAGAATAACTGTGAAACAGGACTCTTTTGCGGTGACTGGCACCACAATCGAAACAGTCTTAACCTAACAACCATGGATACAACTATCAAGTTGTTAGAAAAGTTGGGCGAATCCTTTGAAAACTTCTATATGTTTGCAGGTAACCACGACTTGTACTACAAAGACAAGCGTGATGTAAAGTCAACTGAGTTTGCAAAGCACATACCAGGTATTACTGTGGTAGATAGCATACAAGTTATAGAGGATGTTGCACTGGTTCCATGGTTAGTAGGCGATGAATGGCGCCGTATGGAGAAGTTACAAGCCAAATACCTATTTGGACACTTCGAACTACCCAGCTTCTACATGAATGCCATGGTGCAGATGCCAGATCACGGTGAGCTGAAGTCGGAACACTTCAAGAATCAAGAGTATGTGTTCAGTGGACACTTCCACAAGCGGCAGAAGCAGGGTAAGATCCATTATATCGGTAATGCTTTCCCACACAACTATGCAGATGCTTGGGATGATGACCGTGGTATGATGATATTGGACCGTGAGAACGATGCGGAACCAGAGTATATCAACTGGTCGGACTGTCCAAAGTACCGTACAGTCAAGTTATCACAACTGATTGATGAGAAAGACACTCTAATCAAACCCAACATGTACCTGAGAGTAACACTTGACATTGATATCAGCTATGAAGAAGCTAGTTACATCAAAGAAACCTTTATGGAACAGTATGAATGCAGAGAGATCACACTGATTCCACAGAAACACATTGAAGAAATCAACACAGACCTAGATATTGAGCAGTTTGAGAGTGTTGATCAGATTGTTAGTAAAGAAATACAAGCAATCGACAGTGAACAGTTTAACAAGAAACTACTATTAGACATATACAACGAGCTAGTATGATTAAAATACAAGATTTAACAGTTAAAAACTTTATGAGTGTGGGTAATGTTACCCAAGCAGTTGACTTTAACAAAGAACAACTCACTCTAGTGCTTGGTGAAAACTTAGACCAAGGAGGTGACGATACAGGATCACGCAACGGTACAGGTAAAACAACGATAATCAATGCATTATCCTACGCCTTGTACGGCCAGGCACTGACTAACATCAAGCGGAACAATCTTATCAATAAGACAAACAGTAAGGGGATGTTAGTCACACTAAACTTTGAGAAAGATGGCAATCAATATCGGATTGAACGTGGTAGATCTCCTAATGTACTGAAGTTTTACATCAATGATCACCAACAACAAGACGACATGCATGACGAATCGCAAGGTGATAGTAGAAAAACACAAGAAGATATTAATCATCTACTTGATATGAGCCATGATATGTTCAAACATGTGGTTGCACTGAACACTTATACCGAACCCTTCTTGAGTATGAGAGCAAATGACCAACGTGCTATTATTGAACAGCTACTTGGTATTACAATACTTACTGAAAAAGCAGAAGTACTCAAAGAAAAAACAAAACAAACAAAAGATTTTATCACAGAAGAAACATTAAAGATAAATGCTATCGAAGCAAGTAACAAAAAGATTGAACAAAGCATCGAAACACTTGCTGGTAGACAACGTGCATGGGTGGCAAAGCAAAAACAAGACATCGAGAAACTAGAAAATGCTATAATCGAACTAGAAAAACTAGATATTGATGCAGAACTTGATGCACATGACAAATTAACAAACTGGACAGAGCTTAACAACCGTATAACTAGTCTAAACAAAGAAAAAGCAACACTAGAAGCAGCCCTTATGCGAGCAACCAAAGGTGTTGATAAGGCAGAAAAGGATATTAAAGAACTTGACGATGCTATTTGTTACACTTGCGGTCAAACGCTTCATGCAGACAAGAAAGCAGAGATCGAAACTAAAAAACAAAAAGAGTTGAGCGATGCATTTGCTTATCAAACAGAAGTTGCTGAAAAATTAGAAGCAACTATAGGCTTTTTGACAGAAATCGGCGATATAAATGGACGTCCAACTACGTTTTATGAAAGTGCAAAAGAAGCATACGAACATAGAAACAACGTAGATAATCTTAAGACAACTTTGATAAGTAAAACGCAAGAAGAAGATCCTTATCAGGCACAGATTGACGACTTGACTTCCACAGCTCTTGTAGAGATTGATTGGCAACCTGTAAATGATTTGAATAAACTCAAAGAACATCAGGAGTTTCTACTGAAACTTTTGACAAATAAAGACTCGTTCATCCGCAAAAAGATCATTGATCAGAACTTAGCGTACTTGAACAACAGGCTAACATACTATTTAGACAAACTAGGCTTACCACATCAAGTAGAATTCCAAAACGATTTGTCAGTTGAGATTACACAACTAGGACAAGACTTGGACTTTGATAACCTATCTAGAGGCGAACGCAACAGGCTAATACTAGGCATGAGCTGGGCATTCCGTGATGTTTGGGAATCATTGTATCAAGGCATCAACTTGTTGTTCATCGACGAGCTTATTGACTCAGGTATGGACACTGCTGGTGTTGAAAATGCGCTCGCTGTACTCAAGAAGATGGGTAGAGAGCGTAGCAAAAATGTTTTCCTCATCTCACACAAAGACGAACTTGTTGGTAGAGTCAATCATGTAATGAAAGTTATCAAAGAGAATGGCTTTACATCATATGAAAACGATATCGATATTGTAGAATGACAGACGACACACATGATAAAATAATGCAAAAGGTTCTTGATTACTTGGCTGCAAGCGAAGACTTTGAACGTTTACCTAGTGAACGGAGCAAGCGTCGGTCAAGAAGAGAGCTTAGAGAACTGATTACGTTGTGTAAATCCAGAATGGAAGAAATAAAACAACGTTACGCAGTTGAACTAGAAGAAATACGTGCCAGTGGCAAGTGGGCCATGAACAAAGGCAAAAATAAAATGTCTGAGAGGAAAAGAGTAAAATGAAGATTACAGTTGTAGGTGGTGGATTTGCAGGAGCACTCACAAGTGCATTTTTAAAAAAAGAACTTCCAAACTCTACAGTTGAAATGATTCATAGCAACAAAGTTCCTACAATCGGTGTAGGAGAAAGTATTACACCACACTTACCAG